CTTACCAAAGTTTATTGATGAAACTCGCGTTGTTCTTGGTAGAGATAGACATTGGAGAACAAACAAGTATTCAACATTTACTTTCATGTGCAATCCTGAAATAGTCCGTAAGTTCTGGAGTAGGTTTTATACTTGTGCAACCGAATACATGACAGAGTGGGGTGAGGCAAATGAAATACAAGAAGGAACTACTATCAATCACATTTGGCGTTGGGAAGTGAAATTGTTTACACCAATACCATCACTTGCTCTTCACATGGGTTATGAAAGACAATTAGATCCTTATATTGATTGGAAGAAATTGTGGGATTTAATTCAGTAATCATATTTATTGGTATGATATTTAATGAACAATGGAATTTCCAATGAGATATGCATTTGTAGAAAACGGTATAGTTAAAGAAAGTAATAGACCATTACCTATTGTTTGGGCAAATGTTTCAAACTTTCATTTGTTTGATGTGGAAACATTGAAAACATACGGTTGGTACCCGTATCGTTTTGTTGAAGCGGAAAAAGATGTATATGATATTATTGATGGCTCTTATTTTTCTGTTGAAGAAAATGAGGTTGTTGAGTATCAAACCACAAGAAAAAAATCAGAGCAAGATATACAAAACGAAATTCAAAATCAATGGGGTAATGTTCGTGCTCGTAGAAATATAGATTTAATGGAAAGTGATTGGACACAAGTTCTTGATAGTCCTTTTGATGAAATTCAAAAACAATTATGGAAGATATACCGTCAATCACTACGAGACATAACTTTACAATCGGATCCATTCAATATAATTTGGCCAAATAAACCACAACCTGGTGATGTTTTGCCAGAAGAAGTTTTACCCGAAGAAACTATTACAGAAGAACCTGTTTTAGATATTCAACCAGAAGTAGAGACATCAAATGAATAACAAAATTACAAAATTGATTAAGGAAATGAATCTTGCCATATTCAATGAAAATGAATTGGTGGATAAAGATGTTCTTGTTATTTATCCTGGCAAATTTCAACCAATGGCAATTTATCATAAAGAAGAATATGATAGAATTTGCCGTAAGTTTGATAAAGATAATGTTTATATTGTTACAGATGAAATTACCGATCCAATAGAAAGACCTCTAACATTTGATGAAAAGTCTTCCATCATGCGTCGTCATAATGTAAAACACATTATACAATCAAACACACCGTTTCATGCAACTAATGTAATTGAACAGTTTGATAATGACAGCACAGTTGTAATTTATGCCGTTGATAAAGATGATGTATCTAAATTAAAGAATTACAAAAGATTGATGCGCTGGAACGGAACAAGTCAGTTACCATACAAAGATATTCAAAATCCTTATGTGTATTATATGGTAGTTAATCATATTCGTTATGATATTCCAAGTTTTGGCGAAATGGGATCAAAGAGTATTTTTAGTGCATTAGGTGATAGAACTGCAAAATTATCAGAATTAAAATCTCGTTTTATTTCTATATTTGGTTGGTTTGATGCTGACATATTCAACATGGTTGTTTCAAAGTATAACACAAAACGTGGAAAGATAAAGGAAACTAAATCTAATAAAAAGAGTTTGAGACCGCTACACATGATAACAAAAAAATTTTGGAATAAAGTTTACAATGAAATAATAAAATAAAAGGTTATGTTATGGATATTAAGATTGATAATTTGAATGATGTAAAAAAACTTCTTGCGGGAGAACATGATAGTCAGCAAAAAGTTCAAGTTGGTTATACTGAAAATAATAAAGAAGATAATGTAACTCGAAAAATTGGTGATAAATGGTTTGATGAAGACGGAAACGAATGGGAACAGAGAAATGGATATAAAATAAAACTTGGCAAAGAGTGGCAGCAAGAACTACATCAATATCTGAATACATTTCCAAATTGTCCAAAAGAAACATGCACCTGTGGTATGCCTAAAAAAATGGATCAGAAAATGAAAAGAATACATGGTATGTGTTTTGATTGTGTGATTGATATGGAACACAAAATTCGTCTTGAAGGAAAATGGGATGAATACGAAAAAAGAAAAGTTAAACAAAATGCTCTTGCTTGGTTAGCAGAGGCAGAACGTGATAAAGATTTAATTGCAAGTGAATTATCAAGAATGGAATTTACAAATGACTTCGGTGATAATGAAAAATGGAAAACGCCTTTTAACAAAAAAGAAATGTTAGAAAAAATTGAAAATGAATTTGCAGAATTTAGAAAAAATTTCATTGAAAAATTGGAAAGGGATTTAGGAGAAAGGAGTGAGGAAGCATAATCCTATGTCAGAAACATTACGAGGAATTGGTGGTGAAATATCATCAAAAAGAGTAATGATGTTTTTTTCTTTCCTTGTTATGATATTTATGGCAGTATTATCAACTTTTTATGAAAAGAAAATAGAACAATTTATATTTGATGGATTTCTTTACATAGTAGTTGGTAGTTTATTTTCAGTTGCATCGGAACAGTTTGCTGGAAAGTTTAGAAGAATGGATCGTTCCGAATACTATTCAGACTATGATGAACAAGATATTATTGATGAACCACCAAAAAGAAATCGGAGAAAAATATGAAATCGGTGATTATTGAAAGAGCTGTGCCTACAAATAAAAAACTTTACAATAGTATTAAGGCAAGAATAAAAAGAAAATATAAAGTATGGCCAAGTGCATATGCATCTGGTGCTCTTGTAAAGGCATATAAGGCAGCTGGTGGTGGTTATCGTAATGTTAAAGAAACTATTGAAAGACCTACATATCAGTTAGAGGGATATGCAACCAATCCTTGTGGTAAAATAACTGAATTGCATTTTAGACTTCAAGAAAGTGAACCTAACATGATGAATGAGGCAGAATATCGTGGAAGAAAAGTTAGTTTAGGTAAACCATTCAGAACTCCAGGTGGACCAAAAAAGTTTTCCGTTTATGTTAAAAAACCTAATGGTAATGTTGTGAAAGTAAACTTTGGTCACAAAGGTGAAGGTGGAAAAAAAACAATGAAAATTAAAAAGAGCAATGCTGCTCGTAGAAAATCATTTCGTGCCCGTCACAATTGTCAATCACCAGGACCCAGACACAAGGCAAGATATTGGTCATGCCGTTTTGGATGGCCAAGTTCAGGTAAAGGTGCAATAGATAGGACATAATTTATATGAATAAAGATATTTTTAAGGCAATAATGGCTCCGTGCTTAACAACAAATCAGACAAAAGACGGTAATCAATTTGCTGAAATAATGTCAAAGGCATATCAAGCTGCTACAGTTGGTTTTTCTGGAACGATATATGGATCTAGATTGATTGCAGCTGATGCTGGTTTTTTAGAGGCAGCAATTGGTGCATGTATAAACGCAAATTTGACCGATACAACAGGTAATGTTATGAGGTCATCATACAAACTTATGGCAGTGGGTTTTGTTGGGTATTGGGCATCTGCAAAATTTTCACCTTTACCACCAATGCCGCCAATAGCAACACCAGTTGGTGGAACAACCGTTAATTTTCCAGGATCACCAACTCCTCTTGGTGATGAACTTTGGTTGTGTTTTTCTCTGGGGTATACTGATAAATTTTTGGATATGTTATCGGCAGTTTTGATAAAATTTCAAACAACTGTAATGGGTATATGTAATGGTATTCCAACAGGTGGATCTAACACAGTAGATATTCCATGGACTGGAATAATTCCACTATAATACATATTTATCTACATGAACAAATGCACAGAAAATATAGTAAGAGAAATTATCAATGAATACTTCCGTTCTGTTCTAATAGAAGGAAAAAAGCCCAGCGGTGGTTTAACTGGTTGGTTTAGAGAAAAATGGGTAGATATTTCTCGTAAGAAAAAAAGTGGTGGCCATCCACCATGCGGCGCTTCTGCTGGAAGTAAATCCAGAAAAGGTGGAAAACGGGCATATCCTAAATGTGTTCCTGCATCAAAAGCCGCTTCTATGTCATCAAAACAAAAAAGAAGTGCAGTATCACGAAAAAGAAAAAGGGGAGCAACAGGTCGTGGTAAGGCAAAAATGGTTTCAACATTTACAAAAGGTTAATTATGGATTACACTTTTAGGCAAAACATTTACTATTACATAAAAATGTTTGCACTTGTTTTATTTTCTATCCTATTCCTATATGTTCTATATGATAATGACCGTTCAAAAGAACAAATACGCAAATCAAAAAAAACTGCAGATAGTCTTGAGGCATTGATAGAAAAATATGAATATGATTATATTGAACTGAAAAAGAAGGCAGATAGACAGGATTCAATTCTTGATATAAAGAAAGATAATTTAGCAGAAGTAAAATCATCTTTCAATCGAAGAAAAAAATCACCACCAAAAACACCAAATGATGCATATAATTTTGTTAATAAATTTTTAGGTGAATGATATGAAATATGTTTTTATGTTATTGTTTTCATCTATTTCTATATTTGCATCCGAGAAAGATGCGGTATATTGCTTTAATAAAGAACAAATAACAAAATTGGCAACCAAAATTCAAACATTACGTGATTCAAATGATTATCTTGTTTCTGTTGTGAATGCTCAAGACACGGTTATAGAATTATACCAATCCAGAACTGAAACATTTTTGAAACAATTGAATAATCGTGATCAAGTAATTGATGCCTGTAAAAAAAGAAATGTAGAACTTGAAAAAATAAATGAAGAATTACAACCTCGTTGGTATGATAACAAATTTCTTTGGTTTTTTAGCGGTGTTGGAACTGTTCTTGGAATAATGTTTGCGGTACAATGAGTAAGAACTTAAAAGATATTATCAAAGAAGAATACTCAAAGTGTGCGGCAAATCCTGTATACTTTATGAAAAGGTATGCCAAGATCCAACATCCAACCCGTGGCAAAATACTTTTTGAATTATATCCATTTCAGGAAGATGTTCTCAAAGAATTTAATAATAACCGATGGAACATTGTATTAAAGTCTCGTCAGTTAGGTATATCTACTCTTATTGCGGGGTATTCTCTTTGGTTGATGTTATTTAATCAAGACAAAAACATTCTTGTTATTGCTACTAAACAAGAAACTGCTAAAAACTTGGTAACGAAAGTTCGTGTTATGTATGACAATATGCCAAGTTGGTTAAAGACCGGTGTTCAAGAAGATAACAAACTTTCACTTCGATTTAAGAACGGTTCACAAATAAAAGCCGTTTCTGCTGCCGCTGACTCTGCCCGTTCTGAAGCACTTT